ATCAGTGTGAGTTGTGCTTCCAACAGAATATAATTTAATGGAACTTCCAGCATATCCAAATATTGTTGTGTCATTAGCTTTTACGCTTATCGCGCCTCGGCATCGACTTGAAATAGCATCGCTAGTAATAACAGCGAAAGAGTTCTGTGACTTGTATCCTTTCACGCCAGGAACAACATTTTTAGCTTCTGTCGCATTAGTGCTTGAATGGTCTGGCATGTCAGGTGTCCACTCACCAAAAGGTATATCCATTAACTGCCCCTTATGATATTAAACTGCTGACCATAAAAGTCAGTCCTGAGCTTTTTATTGTTTTGCACAGAACGGTTATTGGCTTCTTTTACAGAACCTTCATAAAATGCTTTCCATGTCATTATGCGCGAGTCATTGCCTATAAATGGCTCTGCGTGAACCAGTGCGGAATAGACGTATAAATTCGGATAATTAAGTAGAATTGCTGCGCTAATTGCATTGTCATTAACAACGTCAGCGCGCTGGTAGTAACGCATAGGGTAGTTCTGTGCTGCGTCACCAGGTCTTTCAAAATCTATTCTCGCACCAAGCGCGAAATATTCTGCTGTCCCCGACCCAGACCCGTATTGCAAATCTGCTATTTTTTCATAGCCCACTTCTTGCAAAGGTGAGCCATAATTATCGTTAAAAGATATTAGCTCAAGAAAACCAGTCGGCAGTGGAACAAAAGAATTGGTTGCAGAAGGATTAATATTTGTTGTGGATATCAATTCTCGTATCCGTAGTCGGTTGTTTAAGTCTACTTCACCATATTTTATAAAAGTAGGTATGTCAGACGTTAAGTCTGACCGAGCAAGAACATTGGCTATTTCTGTTTGTAGCGTTGCATAATTCGTTGGCGTACTCATGCGGCCTTCCTCTGAGTGTAGTTAAATTTCTTCATAAAATTTCCAGCCATTTTTTCAATTCGGTAAGCCTGTGCGGGGGTCAATACTTCGTTCCACGTGGAACCGCCTTTACCAAAAAACCCTTCTTTATTCTTTAGGCTTGCTTCAATAAATCCAGTGGCTTTTTCTTTTTCTCTAAGTTTTTCTAGCTCTACCGCATCCAATGCGTTTTGTACTGATTCTTTGGTGTAATCTAAACCAACATGGTCAAGTATCGCACTAAACGTATTTAGCGAATCGTGCAACATATCTTCATAACGAAAAGTTTTAACTCTTACCATATCGCTTGAAACGAAACTGTTGGTGTGAAATTTCCAAGAACTTATCCAGTCATCAACCTTTGGCGCATTTGTTTTGTTGTTCAAAGTCCTTAGTTTGTCATCCATATACTCTATTGCTTTATCTATACTAACACCAAGGTGCTTTGAGAACGATACAGCAACATCTCTTGGGTCACGCACTATATGAACGGTACATTTTGTTAGTTGCTCAGGGAACATTGTCACGCCATTTGCTACCAAATTTGCGGTATGGGTCTTAACGAAAAGAGGCATATCAGGGTGCGGTTTACACTCATCAAAAACACGGACTAATCTGAGTAAGGACATGGGACGAGCAAGGTGCTGTATATCAACAGGAAAACTTCGACAATCAGACCCATCGCCAACCTGGTAGCGTGTAGCCACGTCATCGGCAACAGAACAAAGTAAATTGTTTAATTCATACTTTCCGCCACGCAGAAATGCTTCCAAAAAAACCCTCAACCAAGTATTCCCAGATTTAGGGTAAGAGGCAATCCATGTAATTTGTCGATAATTCATTAATCTTTGTCTATTTCTTTCTTTTTAACAATCTTGGCTTTTTTCTTTGTTTTAATTTCTTTAACTTTCCAACCATTTCTTATCTTTGAATTTACTACATCGTCAGACACATAACACTCTATTCCGTCTTTTTCTATAACTGGCATTTTTCTATCCTCTTATAATTAAAACGAGGGGGTATTTCTACCCCCATCGATGTCCCTTACTATGTATGTAAAAGTTTACAAGCAAGTTGAGGACGTAGCACTTTAAATCCGTACAGAACGTCAATACGGGTTAAGATACGATCTTTAACCACATCGTAATCCTGCACAAGTCTCATGGACACCCCATCAAAAACTCTACGGGAAGCCATTTGAGTACCTTTTGGAAGCACTAAATCAGCAAAAGCAATACAGGCAAAGCCTTTTTGAAATAGCAATGACTGCTTATATGCCGTTGAAGCCGCACCTGCAAACGTCAGAGCAGCATTATTTGCTGGTACTGAGTTAACATTTTGATACGGGCCGCTAGTGATGATGGTTGGTGATATCGAAAGCGTACCTGCACCAGCAGCATTTGCCAAAACGACAAACTGCTTTAACACGCCATTTGAGTTTTTACTCTCAGGGTTGACCTCGTACACATTAGCGATAGTGAAAACGTCACCTTCAGTAATGGTCTTAGTCCCAGTGTCAACAATCAGAGTACCAACGGTTAAGTTGCTAGCATCAGTATTGGAAGCATCGGCATTGTTTACCAGGTAATCGCTAAGACCGCCTTCTACGCCAGATGTGTGTGACGGCAACAAAGTATTTTCATAAAAATCAAACCCTGCTGCACGACCCATTGCGCCTTCTTTGTACTGTTTACTAATGGATGAATTGTCCTGAAACAGTGACTTCAGTGCATCGACTAGGTCAACATTCATATGTTATATAGAGTTGTTTATCTCTATTCTCCGGCTTTCGCTGGAGTATCGGACTATATCATCACCCATTTCTGGGTGTCCTGCGCTCTTGGGCATTCATAACCCGATCTGGGTCGTATTACCTAGTCTCTGAACCTTCTAATCATTCCTGACTAGCTTGGCTGCTGATTAGCATTTTAAAGCCTTCCAGCAATTCACAGGATGTTTACTCGCTACTTACGCAGCGAGGGGCCAATATTGTTTAGCCTGGGTGTCAAGAATTGCACAACGGTCATTTGGTGGTGCTTCTGCATCAACAATTTTCTTTCTTGCGGAAAGAACCTCAGCAAAAGATACCGCAGTACCCGCGTGTACAGTGTTAGCAACTTCATCGATCATGTTGAAAGCGTCAGACTCGATCTTTGCAGCCAGAACCGATATAGCTGGTTCTAAGTGTCTTTCGGCAAAATCATCAATGCTCATCGACATTTCGTTGCTAGTGAAGCGCATAGGTACATGACGCTGTGAGTTAACCGTTAAAGTGGTTTGACTCTGAGTCGTGTCGGCTGCGCCAGTTGTTGCCATCGTTGCACCAGTACCAGTACCGTACTGTATGGGCTGACGGATTCTTAGAGTATTTCCGATCTTTGCGCCATCTTTTGCAAATTCGTCATCATACTCGGTTATTATATTACCGATAAAATTACTTTTTTGGTGGAGAATCTCCAACGCCTTGTCAGTCAAGTGTTATGCAAAGCTCTTTATCTTTGCTCTCCGGCTTTCACCGGAGTATCGGACTATATCATCATCCCATAGGGATGCACCGCGCTCTTGGGGTTTTACTGTCCGGTCTGGACTCCGTACCCTAGTCTCTGAACCTTACTCACATTCCTGTAAGTCTTGGCTGCTGATTAGCATTTTAAAGCCTTCCAGCAATTCACGGTGTTTGCACTTATTATTTACACAATAAGGGATCAATGTTACTTAATCATGTCGGGGGTCAATAGGGTATTAGCCATTTTATTTCCCTCCAGGGATATTAATTAAAAATTATTTTTTAGATGCCTTCTTATAAAGATTGATTCTCTCTGCAGCGGAAAGGTTTGGACTATAAATATCCTTTCGTGATGAAGAATTACCACCTTTGACGCGCTTTGTGGGCTTAATGTCAATTGGTTGTGTTTTTTGAATCTTCTTTGCAGATGACACCATTTTGTCGTACTCTGCCGCTTTATGCAGTGCTTTGATCATTGGAACTGCATCAGGAAACACGCCTGTATTTAATGCGTGTAAAAAGTCCTTGGTAAATCCCAATTCACTTGCTTTGCTTGCTACATTTTTTGCGGTATCGCCCGACCATCCTTTGATCTCACTGGCAAGTCTGCGTTGGCTTTGCTCAAGTTGCTGGGCAGTTCTACCCTGCTGCTCGTTGAGTGCTTGGCTTTCTTGTTCTTTGAGTGTATTTTCTTTTTCGCTTCTTTCCTTTTCCAACTGACCATGTCTAAATTGGTGTTGTTGTGCAAGCTGTGGGTTCTCGGTATAAGCTGCATTCCAATCCACTTCTTTATACTCGGCAAGCTGTGCATCAATAGAAG